GAATATGCAACTCTTCCAAACAAAACGACTCAAGGCCGTACTAGCCAGTATTGGTTGAACAGGCAGATTGATCCTGTAATCAACCTTTGGGCTGTACCAGAGAACTCAACGGATCAGTTGATTTACTATTATGTCCGTCGGATTGAAGATGCCGATTCTTTGGTTAATACAACAGACATGCCGTTTCGTTTTTTCCCTTGTATGGTTGCAGGGCTGGCCTATTACATGGCGATGAAACGTGCGCCGGAGCGCGTTCAATTGTTGAAGACGGTATATGAAGAAGAGTTCCAACGTGCGGCGGACGAGGACCAAGGTCGGACTCCTTTGAAACTGCAGCCTAGTTTGAGTTACTTGAGGGTATAATGGCATACGCTAGCGGTAAAAATGCTTGGGGTATATCTGATCGGTCTGGTCGCCGTTACCGTCTTCGTGAGATGAAGGTGGAGTGGACGGGGGCCAAGGTTGGCCCAGACGAGTTCGAGCCCAAACATCCGCAGTTGTATCCACCCAAGGCGTATCCAGATCCGCAGGCTTTACGAGATCCTCGTCCTGAGACGCAGCTTTCCGAGCAACGGGCAGTGCAGTGGGGCTGGAACCCTGTGGGATTTAACTATCAACCAGGGATCTCTCCTGACAACGAATTAGTTGCAGCAGGTTCAGTTGGAACAGTCACGGTGGTAACGACATGAGTTTTACATACGCGCAGCTAAAGCAGGCTATTCAGGATTATACGGAGAATGACGAGACATCTTTTGTCAACAATCTTCCGCTGTTTATCCGTCTTGCCGAGGAACGCATTTTAAAAAATGTGCAGCTTAACTTGTTCCAAAAGAATCAGTTTGGAAACATGACCAGCGGCAACGAGTACCTTGCTGCTCCGTCAGACTTCCTTGCGCCGTTTTCTTTAAGCATCGACGTAAGCGGCAGCAAAGAGTTTTTGTTGTATAAAGATTTGGATTTTGTACAGACGTACACCCCGGATGCTGCAACGACAGGGCAACCCAAGTATTATGCTCAGTTTGATGTGGATAACTTTATTATTGCGCCAACGCCTGACGCCAGCTATACCGTAGATATTCACTATCTATATCGCCCTGCTTCTATTACATCCGGGGCGGAAGATGGTACGACTTGGTTGTCACAGAACGCAGAGTTAGCGTTGTTGTATGCTTGCTTGATTGAGGCTTACATTTACATGAAGGGCGATGCTAACGTAATGCAGATGTATAACCAAAGGTTCGTGGAAGCGGTATCTAGGTTGAAGAACTTGGGCGAAGCTCAAGAGACTATTGATGAGTACCGCAGAGGCCCAGTTGTGAGAAATAGATCATGATTCCTAGAGCAAAAGGTGATACACTGGATTTCAAGGTTGAGGTGCACCCTGCGATACAAGCGCAGGCCCGTGCGTTCAAGATGCGTACTGGACTTATTCTTAGGGAGAAAACATGATACCTGCTTTAGATATTGGGTTGCCAGAAAATTTTGGCATTGAGGTTCATACATCTGATAACAGGGGCTTTACGCCTGAAGAAGTTGCGCAGCGTTGCGTAGCTAAAATTGTTAATGTTTCAGACACTGCACCTCTTGCGATTCGTGATCAAGCTCGTGTGTTTGAACGTCAAATTATGAAGGTAGTCGAGTTTTATTTAAGAGAGGCTATCAAAAGTGACAGAACTACGGTATATAATGCAATTACAGAAGCAGGGCACCCAGAACTTGCGGAACTTATAAGGAGACTGTGATATGGCCTTTAGCGGCAATTTTATGTGCACCTCATTCAAGAAAGAACTCTTGTTTGGTGCCCACGACTTAGCGAACGGTGCGGATACACTGAAGCTAGCGTTGTACACAAACAGCGCATCTTTTAATGCGGCAACTACTGCGTATACCGCCACTAACGAAGTTAGTGGAACGGGTTATAGCGCAGGCGGCGGAACGCTGACTAACGTGGACCCAACTTCTTCGGGTACGACAGCGTTGACAGATTTTTCTGACCTGACGTTTTCGACTGCGACGATAACTGCTCGTGGTGCGTTGATTTACAACACCACTCCAAACACGGATTCGATTTCTTTGACGAATCCGACACTCGTTGTGTTGGATTTCGGTGGAGACAAAACGTCTACAGCGGGTGATTTCACAATCGTCTTCCCAACTGCTGATTCTAGTAACGCTATTATTCGCATAGCCTAAATCATTTAGGCGACCGAAATGGCACTTATTGCAGGTTGGGGTCGAGGCACATGGTCTGAAGGGGCTTGGAGTAGCCCTCTTCCTGTAACAGTTACTGGTGTATCTGCTACAGGACAGGTCGGATCGGTAACGGTAGCGGGCGCAAGTGATGTGCCTGTTACTGGAGTCGAGGCCACAGGAAATGTTGGTTCTGTTTCTATAACAACAGAAGCAAATGTTTTCCCAACAGGTGTATCTGCTACGGGTCAGGTTGGAACTGCGGTCGCTTCGGCGGCTGCGAATGTATCTGTTACGGGCGTTTCCTCCACAGGAAATGTTGGCTCTGTTTCTGTTACGGCAGATGCGGGCGTATCTGTTACGGGCGTTTCCTCCACAGGAAGTGTTGGCTCTGTTTCTGTAGTTGGCGCAAGTGATGTGCCTGTTACGGGCGTTTCCTCCACAGGAAGTGTTGGTTCGGTCACTATAGTTGGCGCAGCGGGCGTTTCTGTTACGGGCGTATCTTCTACGGGAGGTATTGGCTCCGCTACTGTTATTGGGGATGCTTCGGTATCTCCAACTGGTCTGGCAGGTACAGGACAAGTTGGCTCTGCTACAGTTGCAGCCAACGCGAATGTATCGGTTACAGGACTCGCGGCTACTGGTCAGGTTGGAACTGCGCAGGCTACTGGTCAGGGCATAGTTCCAGTTACAGGCTTAGAAGCTACAGGTGGAGTCGGCGGGGTCACTGTTACGGCGGTTGCCAACACCTCTGTTACTGGCGTGTCGGCTACTGGAGTTGTGGGCGCAGTTACTGCGACGGCTTCAGCGGATGTTTCCGTTACTGGCGTGTCGGCTACTGGAGTTGTGGGCGCAGTTACTGCGACGGCGGTTGCCAACACCTCTGTTACTGGCGTGTCGGCTACTGGAGAAGTTGGTCAGGCCGGGGTGTTACAAGGTGTAGCCTTTCCGGTTACAGGCGTTGCGGGTACTGGTCAGGTTGGGAATGCCACCGCATCCATTAGCATCGACGCGGTTGTTACGGGTGTATCGGCCACCGCAGGCAGTGGTTCGGTTACGGTAGTTGCAAAGGCCGACATCTCTTCAACAGGCGTTGCGGGTACTGGTCAGGTTGGTCAGGCAACGACCACGGGAACTTCTGTCGTCCCAATCACGGGGCTTGAAGCCACCGGAGCCGTTGGTTCGGTTACGGTCGATGCGGCGGCGAATGTTTCCGTCACGGGCGTGTCCGCGACCGGAGCGGTTGGTTCAGTCACCGTAGACGAAAACGAAGTTGTGAATGTCACGGGCGTTGCTGCCACGGGATCCGTTGGCTCGGTTACTGTCGATAATGTCACAACGGTAAATGTTACGGGCGTTTCGGCCACGGGAGCCGTTGGTTCTGCTACGGTAGTGGCGCAAGCTACAACTCCGGTTACTGGATTGCAGGCTACGGGTGAGGTTGGCACTGCTTCTGTTGTGCGTGGTGCAACAGTAGAGGTCACTGGTGTTTCCGCAGAGGCTATAACACCAACGGGCGGTGGCCCGGCATTTACGGCAGATGGAACTGCGCAGCTTTCCACTGCCCAAGCTAAGTTTGGCCCATCTTCACTACTGCTTGATGGCACGGACGACTTTGTAACTTCTGACAATAACATTGACCTAAGTTCTGGTGATTTCACAGTAGATATGTGGATTCGTCCGACAAGTGTTACAGGCTACAAAGGCTTGTGGCAGTCAGGTACAAGCTCTCTGCTTAATGTGTATTTGATCGGAGATCAGGTACAAGGCACTGTTGCAGGGTCAACAACACTCTTCTTATCTAGCACCAGAATTTCTGCAAATGTCTGGACTATGATCTCTGTCGAAAGAGAAGGAAATGTTCACAGGCTTTACATAAACGGAGTGTTAGAGCAATCCAGTTCTACTGGAAACCGCCCCGATGATGGCGTTTTTGCTATTGGTAAAAATGGCTTTGGTGACTTCAATGGGTACATTGATGAACTGCGGTTGTCTTCAGTTGCTCGTTACGGGGGCACCTCCTTCACAGAGCCGACTGCAAATTACGCAGTAGATGGCGATACAAATTCACTTTTACACTTTGACGGTACTAACGGCTCCACAGACATCATCAACGAAACAGACCGTGGCGTTATTGTTGAGGCGGATGCCAATGTGTCCGTTACGGGCCTTGAGGCCACCGCAGCCGTTGGAGAGGTTACGGTTGCTGCGGGGGCCGATGTTCAAGTCACGGGCCTTGAAGCCGTTGGCGGTGTTGGCGAGGTCCACGTTGGCATCTTTATTAAGGTTCCTGTTACTGGTGTAGAAGCTAACGCTCAAGTGGGCGCGGTTACGATAGACGCACAGGCTAATATAGAAGTTACGGGAGTAGAAGCCACGGGTTTAGTAAATCCGGTTCTTGTATGGGGACGTATTGCTCCAAATCAAAATCCGGGCTATACTCCAATCGAGCCATCTTCCACCCCGGCTTGGAGCGACGAAACACCGTCTCAGACTCCAAATTGGGATGACATAGCAGCATAGGACAATTAAATGCCTAGTACATATACTTTAAACAACGGTATTGAGATTATCGCCACAGGCGAACAATCCGGTACATGGGGTGACACTACCAATACAAACTTGAGTCTGATCGATACCGCATTGGACGGTCAAGTTTCGATAACTCTGGCTGCAACGGGATCGTCAGGTTCTCCAAACGGCTTGCCTATTACAGACGGCGCAGCGTCCAACGGGCGTAATCGCTTGGTTATTTTTGGCGATGGTGGAGACTTGGGCGGCACGGCGTATGTACAGCTTACCCCAAGCGATTCCGAAAAAATTGTTTATGTGCGCAATAACCTATCGGGTTCGCGCAGCATCTTGTTGTTTCAGGGTACATACAACGCTTCAAATGATTACGAAGTTCCTGCGGGTAAAACTGCGGTTGTGTTTTTTAACGGCTCTGGATCAGGGTCGGTTGCGGCAAACGTGTTTAACAACGCTCACTTTGACGCCTTAAATGTTGTGGGTGCCGCAGCGATAGGCACCACTTTGACTGTGGGCACAAGCGTAAACATTGCTAGTTCGACCACCGTCAACGGTGTTTTAGATGAAGACAACATGTCTTCTAACAGCGCCACAAAGTTGGCTACGCAACAATCTATTAAGGCGTATGTTGATTCTCAGGTCACGGCGCAAGATTTAGATTTCCAAGGGGACAGCGGCACGGGTTCGATTGATCTGGACAGTCAGACTCTTGATATTAGCGGCACCGCCAACCAGATCGTAACGTCTGCGTCGGGTCAAACTCTTACAGTTAGCTTGCCTGCCACGGTTGCTACGACTACCGCAGATTTAACCAACATTGAGGTTACGAACATCAAGGCCAAAGACGGTACTGCGGCGGGTTCGATTGCCAACAGTACTGGGGTTGTGACGTTTAGTTCAGCGGTTTTGACTACTGCGGATATCAACGGCGGCACTGTAGATGGCGCGGTTATTGGTGGATCAACAGCGGCAGCGGGTACATTCACAAGTCTGAACGCTACGGGCGGTGGTTCTTTAACTGGAACATGGTCGAACTTAGGCACAGTTACTACGATTGATATTAACGGCGGTTCAATAGACGGCACCGTGATTGGAGCCAACAGCGCGGCGGCGGGTACGTTTACAAACATTACTGCTACGGGCGGGAGCATTACGGGTATTACTGATCTTGCGGTTGCGGATGGTGGTACAGGCGCTTCTACTGCGGCGGCGGCACGAACAAATCTTGATGTAGACCAAGCTGGCACTGCGCTAGCGTTGGCTATCGCACTTGGATAAAGGATTGCTTAGATGGCAAACATATTTAAAAACTATACGTCTACTTCGGTAGGAACTGGAGCGACCACTGTTTATACGGTTCCGTCCTCAACAACGGCGGTAACGATTGGATTGACGGTTGCTAACCGGACTTCGGCTCAGATTCTAATAGATGTCCAGTGCGCGGGAGCTTATGTTGTTAAGGACGCGCCGATTCCTACTGGCAGCGGCTTATCGGTTTTGGATGGTAAAATAATCCTAGAGACAACGGACACTGTTGTGGTAACATCTGACACAGCATCTTCTGCGGATGTGATTTTGAGCGTACTGGAGCAAACCTAATGGCGGGTTATGTTGGAACCAAGGCGGTTTTATTAAGCACCACGGCTGCGACTGTTGGCGGGGATGCTGACATTGGCGGTGCGCTGGATGTAGGCGGGGCCATCACAGGTGTTAATGCTACTTTGTCTGGCGGCGTCTACCTTGGCGGCACTGGGTCGTCTAATAAGCTGGACGATTATGAAGAGGGGACTTGGACGCCTGTTATTCGGGGTAGCTCTGGTGATCCGTCACCCAATCTCGTAACAGGAAACACTGGCGGCATTTATACAAAGGTCGGTGACACGGTGTTCGTTTCCTTTGAGGTAAGATGGTCTTCGATAACTGGCGGGGGCGGTAATGTCACTGTTTCCGGTCTACCTTTCACTCGTAGTAGCACAAATCAGCCAGACGGGGACAGGGCTATTTTTGATTTCTACGGCGTCAGTGTTCCATCTGGTGGACTTAACCCAGTAGTCAGTGTGGGCGGAAGTCAAACAGTTGTTAACTTTTCCTTCACCCGAAACGGCACTACCACAACAAACCTCACAGTCGGCAACCTTCTAAGCACGAATCCTGCCTTCATTCGAGCCTCTCTTTTTTATAAAGTGTAGTGCAAGAACATCATAACCACCCCTGTTGGATCACAGGGTAGTCAGTCCAAGCATAGGAGATAAAAATGCTAACAGAAGAAACAGTACAAGACAAAATAGAGATCGTAGGCGACTTCAAGCACGTTCAGGTGCGTACAGCCACGGTCATCAAGCGTGACGGTGTAGAGATCAGCCGATCCTTCTCACG